ACCTGTGGAATGAAAAACCGATCAGCAAACTTGGCAAAGGCAATCTCTCCTATCGCTCCTATGATGGAATGATTAAGGATTCCTAACTTATTACGCTTCATGGTATAGGTGTGATTCCTCTTATCCAAAGATGAGCAAGTCACTTGGAGTAAGGCAGAATTAACAGCGGCATGAAATTCAGTTGGAGATAGATGAATCTCTACTGGATTTATGTCACTCATTAAATCTAGGAAAGTTAATCGTTCCTACTTCTGTTATGTTGTGACTCTTTTTATTAGAAACAACTTCTAAAAATGGCTTGGTTTTCTTAACAGATTTTACTCCTGCCATGAATGCCTCCATGACCCGATCCTCGATAGAAGGGATTCGATTCCCTTCCATGAGTAAACGGATATGTTCAGTCTCAAGGTATTTATATGCTTCTTCTGGGTATTTCATTTTACAAGTCCTGTTTCGTAAGCAAGTTTATCCATCTGTGACGAGAAGATATAAGAGAACTTATACCCATCTACTATTCCATTTTCATTTTTAGCGTTCTGCTCTGCATAGGCTTCAGCTTCTTTGATTAGCTTGTTACGCTTGCGGATGTAATCGCAATTATGCCATTCGGGAATGCGGCTATACTCATTTCCTTTAGAGTCTTTAATCTCTTGGCAAGAGCAATAGGCAAGGATGCCTTTAACTGGTTTCATGGTGGTTGCTGTGGTTGCTAAAGGTTAGAAAGGAATCGGCCCATCATCTAGATCGTCTCCACCCCAAGTATCCTGTGGCTTCGGTGCTGGCTTCTCCCTGTTCTGGAATGCCTTTGCTGGCTTGATCTTGTCTCCCCATCCAGATTGAGTGCTTCCTGCCTCATCCTTGACCTTGTAGTTGCCAATGATCTCGGATTTTACTCCTGCGTCACGCTGTTCCTTGCTCAAGCTATGCTTAACTGATCCATCGTTATCGTATTGATCTTTGCCATCACGATTGGGCCAGCAGATTAGGTTGAGGAAAACGGCTTTACTGCCATCCTTTTTTGTTACTTCCTTGAGGAGTGACTTGTCAATTTTGGTTACATCTATGCTTAATGTGAACATGGTTTTGTTTGGTTGTTGGTTTTACTGCGGTTGATATGGTGTATGTTTATCGTCTTCGTTAATAAATCCCTCTCCTACTAGATAACGGAAAAGGTTTTGGAGTTCTTGCGGCGTGAGCGAGCCATTATCCACGGGATAAGCGAAATAGTTACCAGGGTAATACATGACAACAAACTCACGCCCCTTAAACTTAATCCATAATGCTCTTGCATCTTCGGGGTATTCATTAGCGGTCACGGGAGATTGAGGGTTCCGATTCTTTTGTCTCAATGATCCAGCCGAGGATCTCGTCAAGTGCGGCTTTAGCATCCTTTCCCTTGATTCCCTTTGCTTTTGCGTATGCTTTCTCCAATGACGATACGCTAATCTTTGCACAATCCATGATAGAATCATGTGAAAGTACGCCAGACAATGCAGATATAGCGGCATTGGTATCTGTGACATTACGAATTGTACGCCCTTTTGAGAGTGATAATCCAGCAATTTGAGATCCTGCCATGAGCCGTGACTTGAGTTCCTTTCGGATCTCATCAATGAAATCCTCCACAATGAGAGCCTTCGCATCCAGAGATGCTAATTCCTCATTAGATAGAGTAGATACGGCTACGCTAGAGGCTACCTGTAGGGTGGTTGTAGCGGCTTGAGCATTTCCATAAGCGTCTGGACATATGCCTTTAGCACGACACCATTTACAAGCATCTGGAGAAGGGTTTCTTGGAGCATTAGGGAATGATGAAGCATGAACGATGCCAACAATCTCCTTCTTTGCGGCGGCAAGTTCCTCCTCGTTGTATTCAGCAATGGTTGTCCCTCCTGCAAGGGGTTGGATAATGCTTACAAGGATGGTTTTGAGTTCGGGGAATGCGTTTTTTACCAAGACGGCATAAGCCTTCAGTTGGGTATTCTCACTCGCTTTACTCTGTGCTGTCCTTCCTGTTTTGTAGTCGCTGACGATTGCTGTCTCTTCACCAAAGAAGTCAATGCGGTCGATAGCTCCAGAGAATAGATCATCGTACCAAAATCGCTCCTCTACAACGCTCTTGGTTATTGACCCTAGATCCAGTTGTCGGATCATGTCGGAGTATTCGCTCAAGCATCTAGTGGCGATCTCTTGGCCCTCTTCGGATAGTTCCTCAAAAGGTTTCTGATCGGCTAGGACGGCATGAATATCCGTACCTAGCTTCATGTATTGATTCTCTTCCTGTTGGGGAAGTGTCTGCTCCAAGTTCCAAGAACCTGGGCATAGTGCAAGTCGGCTGAATCCGCTTGCCGATGGCTTTCCGTTGCGTTCGTCCATATTATTCAACCCTCCAAACACGGGTTCCTCCATTTTCGAATTTGCTAGTAAATTTGAATCCTGTTCTTGCATGTGCACATTGAATTGAAGCGGTTAAATTTGGTTTTGGAGCAAAAAAAGAATCTCCTATATTCATTAAATCAAAAGGGTATTTTGTTCTTTTTAATTCTGGAATAGGTATTCCTTTATCTATTTTAATCATATTAAAGAATTGGCTTGAATGCCTTTACATCGTCCCATTTCTCAATGAGTCGGTTCATTACTGGTTCGGATAGCTCCCAAATCCTTACGCTACGATCCTTGACTGCCTTCTTTGCGATAAGAAACTCCATGATATGCTCTGGAGAAATCTTGTCGGTATCCATCATGCTTTGGAGCATATCCATTACAGATTGGGGAAGCTCCTTCACCTCCTGCTTTTTAACTACTGGCTTCTCAACTTTAACTGGCGGCTTGGAAGCAATCTCCCCATCGTCGTCATCGTCGGCGGTGATTCCTAGAATGGAACTAATGGCATAGCGTTTGGCATAGGTCAAAGCTGATCCTACTCCCTGTGCTGATTGATCTTTAAGCGGCAATAGAAGGGTGCTTTCCCTTGTCTCGCCAGACTTGTGAATGATCCTTGTGACAACTCCAGCCTTCCCATCTTCAAAGAGGGGTTCCTGTGAGATTCCAAGGCCGTTAGATGCCATGATAGGACGAACATCGTCCAGAATAGCGTCTAGTGATGCGTAGCGGTTCTTAAAATGCGGATTGACTGCATTCTTGGCTACGTTGCGGAGTTCCCCAAGTGCTTTAACAAATGAGGCGTTGAGTTGACTAGCGGTGTTGTTTTCGTTTATGTTCATGTTGGTTCCTAGCGTGGTTGCTGAACTAAAAAGTGGCGTAGGAGTTTGTTCATGGCTCCTACGCCACATTTGTTTTAGTATCCTTTCTTCATGCCCTTTTTAGGCATGGATTTCTTGGTTTCCATCTTCTTGCCCTTCATGGGCTTGCCTTTGGCCTCTGCCATGACTTTCTTTGCGGTGGTCTTTTTCATTTGCGTTGTTTCAATTAGGGTGTGATTTTTTTGTGGCTTGGTCTGCAACTTTGTGCGGATCAGATTTTTGATTGCGTCGAGCATTAGGAAGCGGATGTTTCAGTCTCGGCGGCGGCGGCATCCTGCTTGTTGCCTCCCGTGACGAGTGCGTGTACTTGCTGAAGAAGCTCAAGGTCAATGGTTCCGAGTGCGGAAGCGATCTCTTGGGCTGTTTGGTTCAATGTGACTAGGTTCGTTGACATGGTGTTTGTTGGTTGTTGTTTTGTTACTTGCATCCCCAAGCCCTTAATGACTTGTTGATGCGAGAATTTGGATCTTTAGCGGTTTTGGAACTGGTTAGCTTTGAACGCATCCCTTTCATCCTGGAACAGAATGACTTCTTTCTGGCGGCATCCTTTTCGGTTTTAGGGTGAGGTGCTGGCGGCTTTAGATGACCTCCAGTTGCCTTGTTATAGGATGCTCTTCCCTTGGCGTTGAGTCCTCCCTTGGGGTTTTTACCCTCCTTCCGTGTCCATGCTTCAGACATATTATTTTTTCTTTGCGGTTTTGGCTGATTTACGGAAAGCGGCGGCGGTAGGTGCTCCCTTGCTACCTGGCTTTCTCATGTGTTCTCCAGAGCCAGCGGCGATTCTAGCTCTCTTCTTTGCGATATTGGCGTATAGTCCTTGTTTCATTATGCGGCGGCGGCAAAGTGGCGTTCGACGATCATTACCATGTATTGTGACATGGATCGGCGTTCCATAGAAGCGGCTTCTTTCACTTTCTGCTTTAGTTCAAGTGGGAAGTAGAGTCCAAGGAAAGCATGGGTTTTCTCGGCGGCGGCGATGTCTGTTGTGGTTGGTTCGGTTGGTGTTGTCATGGTTGTTAAAGTTGGGAAGTGATGATTGCATCTGCTGAAAGCGGATACAAGGTTATTTTCTAAAAAGTTTGTGCTTGAGTTTCGGTACGGATAATAGATGGCCCTGCTTGTCTAGGTGCTTTAGGAAGCTATACCAGCATAGCATTTCCTTGTGGCCTATAGAGTCGTGAGCTAGGTATCGGTGGAGAGAGATAGGTTTCATGAAAAGTATTCAATGCAGTATTCAATATCCACTTCCGTTCCACATTCGGGACATTCGTAGGGTTCTACTTCGGCGGGATCACCCTGGATAGCATCTTCCATCCTTCCGTTCATGTTTCTGTCTGGAGTCGGCGGTGTGTAGTCAACCTCAAACTCGCATTCGCATTCTTCGTTTTTACAGGTATAGTCGTGTTGCATTGGTTTAGTTATTGGTTGCTGTTTGCTGGCTGTTTTCTTTGCGTTTCAATTCCTGCAAGTCAAGATTGGCATTAAGGATTTTAACCTCTAGTTCTAGGATACGGATCTGATCGGCGATTGAGTCAAGGCGGCGGTTTGTTTCATTTCCTGGTCTGTAATTCAGACAAAGGTCTGCTATGTGTTCTAAATCATCGTTTTCCATGTCGTCGGCGTTGTTATTGGTTAATGTTGAATATGGAATCTAGTCGGGTGTGTGTTTTAGATTGAGCGGCGGCGGTATCGTTTGCAAGAGATTTCAGCTTCTTTTTTATCACAAGTAGTTCGGCGGCGATTTCTCTGGCCCTGGCGGTGCTGATCTCTATGGTTGGATTGTTGAAGCGTTCCGAGCCTTTTATCAGAGTATAGAAGAGCGGTTCTATGCTGGTAATGAGTCGGTGCGTATCAGTAATCAAGTCGGCGGCGGCGGTGTTAATGGTTAAGGTTTTTTAGGTGTTGGTGTTGGTTTCATTAGGGCATCTTGGAGCCAAGAGAAGCCTGTGTTATTGGTCGGCGGCGGCGGTTCTGCTGGTAGCTTTTCCCCTGCTAGGTTGAAGGGCATATCTGTCTCGGAAATGAGTTGGAACTGATCCTGGGGGCGTGGTTTTCTTTTCATGGTTCGGCGTTGGCGGTTAAGATTCGTAAGCGGCAAGGTAGTTCCGTAAGAAGTCGGGGAGATTGTTACCCGTGAAGAGTGCGGCAATCTCTTGGGCTTGTCTTTCGGTTATGTAATAGCCTAAAAAGGCGGCTTCTAATGTGATGTTATATATATTCATTTATTTCTCCTTTATTGTATGGTTTTCAGTTGTGAGTTTATTTTTTCAATCTGTCCGTTGATCGTGTCGAGTTGGCAGAGAATCCTTGTGATGATGTCGTCTAGCGTTTCCTGCGGCTCCATGGGTTCAAAAAATGAGTCTTCATGGTAGGTGTGGGTGTCATCTCCTGGGCAATTATCTTTTGGGATAATGTGGAATTTCTTTTCATATCCGCAATTTTTGCAGAGCGTGTCCATGTTGTTTAAATGGTTGTTGTGGTTGTTTTGGTTGTTCATAGTTTCAGCAGTTTGGCATGGGGTGAAGTGTTCCGTTGCTCCATTCGATTACCTGGCAAGGGTGATAGGCTAGGAAGTGCCGCATTTTTTGGGCTACCTTGTTCCTGCATCGGTGCTGATGATCGCTCAAGAGCAAGCGAGGGTTGGTCACTCTATTGTAGATGCTGGCGGCTTTCTGTGCTGTTTTTAGGGTCATATTTTTATGAGTTGAAGATTAAGGCTGTTAAGATTAGGACAAGGAAAGCAAGCACTAGGCAAAGGCCAAGAAACTGCGTGACCTGGCGTTCGTGCTTCTCTTGGCGATACTCGACAAGGGCTGGTGATGGTGAGGTGAAGTTTTCCATAGTTATTGCTCCTCAAATCCGTCGAACCATACACGCCCGATTCCTACCTCTTGGGCCGTTTCATCTGAACAAGTGCGAGAAGATGTCTCGGGATTTTGGCAATGCTCTTTTGCTTCTGCAAGCGTCAGCCCCGTGGCAATCACTTCACGATCTCCGTCAAAGAATCCTCTGATGATTTTATATGTGCTCATATTTTTTTCTCCTTTTTGATTAAATGTCTTCTTCTGTAAATCCTGCAATGCTCATTGCATCCCAGAACATAGCTTCACAAGCTCCGTTATCTTTGGAATCACTACAAGGTTTTCCAGTCTTTGCGCTAATCTCATTAGCAACGGCTCCGTTGCCATTAAGCAGTTCTCTTGTATTGGTGAGTGTAGAAAGGAAACAAGGGCCAAGGAAGTAATCTTCGGAGAGTTTGCTTCCCATGATTGCTTCATGTGCTTTGGCGTAGCGAATGAGAGAATCCAATATGACGATCAACGGCTCTGTGCCATTCATTCCCAAAGAATGTGTCTTGTGTGCATTTGTGCGCTCTGGAACCTTTGCGAATGCTTCGCAAGTCTCGGGCTGATATTCGTAGTTGTGTGCGGTATATGTTTTCATTCTGTGTGCTCCTTTTTTGGGTTGGGTTGGGGTTTACATGGATTTTGCAAGTAACTCGTGGGCTTTAATTGTCCAGAAGTTGCCAGCGATTTTTTTGGTGAGTTGTGGGGAACAGTTCTTAATATGCTTCGCCCATTGTCCGACTCCCATAAAGGTCGCAGGATTTCCCTTCCATACTCGGAGATGTCTTTCCGTCATTTTGAAGTATTCACGGGCTAAGAGTTCTGCTTTTTCGGTGTTGTTCATGGCGTGCGTGGTGTTGGTGTTGGTTGGTTGGTGTCGTTATGACAAGGGAGACTCTATGCAATTCTTTCAACCTTTGCAACATCTTTTTACAAGAAAGTGAAAGATTCTTTCATCCAGTATCCATGCACCTCCGAGCGTAACAGACTGCAAGACATCATCAATCTTCTATCACTTGCAAGACATAGCAAGAGAAAGAAAACATCCAAGAATGATCAGAATAGAATTGACAGAATCACCCTTCACCTGCTTAAAATTACTTATCCGACAAGGATCTCGATCCCTCTACTTCTTTCCCTAGGCCATCCAGTAATTTATCCGACCAGTTGACAAGGTGGATCTCCCTAGGTAAAAACCATCTTCCCATGAGCAAGCCATTAAATACCAGACAACGCAAGTTCGTTGAGTTCTACGCACTAAAAGGTTTATCCATCGCCGAATCTGTTAGAAGAGCAGGATACAGCATCGCTTCGGGTAAAATAGAAGATGCAAGCTCTTATGGATGCAAACTTCTGAGACAGGACAGGGTTAAAGCCTATCTTGCCAAGTTAAAGGAGAAGCAGTTCAAAGAAGATGCTCTCTCATTCGCTGAAAAGCGGGCTTTCCTGGCGCGAGCCGTCCGAGCTGATGCGAGCAAAGCTGATCCTGATTTAGTGCAGGAAGTGAGAGAGGAAGTCGATCAGATGGGGAATGTTAAGCGTGTAGTTAAGTTGGTTAATAAGTTGGACGCTTTACGAGAGGATAATGCCATGTCAGGTGATCGGTTCTCGGATAGGCAACCGCAAGCGAGTAATCCTTTCTTGTTCCTTGTGACGGCTTTCAAGGAGCAAGTCGATGCCTTACAGCAGGTCGAGCGAGTAGCGTTGCCAGCACCAGCACCATCGACGATCAGCATAGATGCCGAGCTGGTCGAGTAAGCCAGCCTTGCCAAGCTCCAGGGAAAGGCTAGTCCCTTCATGGTAGGATCTCCCACAAGGAATCTCTTACGGGTGGCCACCCTCCCACCATCACATTTTATGGCGATGCGTATATGCGACATGGGCCAACCAAAAAAAATCCAGTATGGGAACTTTCCCTATTAAAAGATCATTTTAGCCTTGACTGTATGATGGTTGATGGGATAGGAATGTATTAATGACGATGAGATACCCAGAGAGTGACTTTACTAGGCCGAGTATTATGTTGTTGAGGTCGCTTGTGCATGAGTTGGGGGAGGGGGTGAGTAAGGAGCCTGGTGGGTATGGAGGGTTGAAGATGGAGAGGAAGAGGTTGGGAGATATTTTGAAAGAACATATAGATGATCCTAGACTTTCTGATTGGGATAGGGATATGATTAAGGGACTATGAGTGAAGGAGAATTTTTGATTACATTGTTGAATGCGGCTACGATTGGTCATGTGTTGCATTTGCAGAGTAGGATTTATGCAGAGCATAAGGCATTGAATACTTTCTATAAAGAGTTGCCAGACTTGGTTGATAGTGTGATTGAGGCATGGCAGGGAAGGCATCAGGAGTTGGTGCAGTATCCAGATCAGATGGTTGAGGTGAGTGAGCATAAGGATTCTTTGGAGTATTTGATGTTCTTGAAGATACTTGTTGAGGAGGATCGTTATGTGTTGGGAGAGGAGAGTGAGATTCAAAACTTGGTGGATAATGTTGCGGCATTGATTGATTCTACTATTTACAAGCTGACGTTCCTCAAGTAAGATTTTCTTAATAGAACCAATTAAGCCTCTCAAAGATGCTCAAACAAATTGGTCATTATTTGCCCCACTCCCTCTCCGTGATTGAAAGGTTGCGTGAAGGTCAAGGCAAGGCAATCCCGTAGGCCATAACTGATGGACGCATCAGAACGGGTAAATTTACATAATTATACCCCTCACGCCTCTGCCTGTGAGCAAGCGCACCAGAGGGGTTCTTATTTATAAAGAACTACTAAAACGTTTACAATTAGTAGTTGGATTAACCTCATGGGGGATTATCCCAGCATCCGCTAATCAAACTATGCTACACTTCCAGACTGCACGATAAACAAGACGAGTGTAGTAGAACGAAGATATGTCTGTAAACTGCTACATCTGTCCTTTTCAGAAGGATAAGTTATTGAAAAAGCGTCCTTTTATAAAGCCTTTGATTGGCTACGGGACATGGGATCGAACCATGACTAGGAGAGTCAAAGTCTCCTGTGCTACCTTTACACCATCCCGTATTAATGTTTGCGAGGACGGCCCCTGTCCCTTGGGACATTGACCCTTTCCCGCCATGCTACACGCCCGTAAATCGTTTTGATTGCTATCTCCTCTGGCATATCAAGGATCTGGGATTTAAGGCGTTTCTGGTGTTCTTGATCTAGTTTACCAACCAAGACTCCATACTCTTCTCCCTGCCATGCTTTGTGCAAGGCTTCTTTTAGAATTTCTTGTTGATTCATTTATTTTACAAAAAAGTGTTGACTGGCTGAAAAAAATCGCTAGAAGGGGTGATGTATGAATAACCTATTCAATACAACTACTACTCTTGAGAAAGAGTGCAATGAGTGCGGTGGAACGGGCCGTGATTGGTATGATGACGGCATGGGTGAACCATGCTGGAAATGCCAGGGAACGGGTCACATTGCCACTAATGAAGGGAAAGCTATCCTTCAGCTTATTGCCCATAATCAAGGTAGCCTGTTGCAATTTGCTTAACGCTTCTTTTTGAGGGCTATTAAAAAGCCTTCAACTAGATACCCGATGAGGTAAGCCAACGCCTCGTCACAGGATTCTTTTTCTTTTACACCACATCTTTCTAGGATATGGGTAGCCACATGGACACATTCGTGAGTTAGGTTTGCGATCCACTCTGGTGTTAGACTCCATTTGGAAAGAAATATAATCGGAGGGCATGAGCATACTGTACAACCATCTGCTGTATCTAATGGCTCAACAAGTTTTGTAGATCCTGTAGGAAATTTTGTCTCAAGCCATTTCTCTGCCTGTTCTCTATTTACAGGCCAAACAATCCAACAGCCCGATCTCCAGACTTTAGCCTCAAGATAAAACTCGTTGATCTTCACAGTAAGAAGTAATGAGGTTTTTCTATCCTTCTGCCATTTTCATAAATTATGAAATCTTGTTTCTCACAAATGTTGTTGGCAATTGCCTTTCTTAACCAAGAAAGTGTTTGGCTTTTACCAAGCTCAAGCATCTTTTCTATATCTTCCCTAGTTTTCCATCCTTCTGGGATTTCCATTTGATTATCTATAAGTGCGTTTTTCCAACGCATTGCTTCATCTACAGAAGCAATAAGATCAGCTTCGGATGGGTCGAGTTTCTTTTGGCTCATACTGGATTAGTTTGGTTGCTGGTAGTTCGCCTTCTTCACATCCACGCCAATCGAGGATGCCGATGCCAGGGCGACAAATGGCATCTCCTACAACTTTATGTGCATATCTGGTTAGCAACTGCCAAGCAGGAGTAACCATAAATATNCCAGCNCCATCATTAAAGATTCCTCCCGNGTGTCGATGGCCTCGTAGATAAATCCGTGGAACCCTATGACCAACACGGGAGTAATTCTGTCGGGCATTGCCCATAGTAATGCTCATTGCTCCAGCTTCAAGATATGCTCTAGAACTGGTAGGCATATGGTGAGCCATATCTATAAGCGTACCATTGATTTCAATGAGGGCTTTGTCGCCACACCATTTTCCGTTAATCTTGGTAGCAATATATTCTTCCCAATTCTTAACATGGCACTCTGTGCCAGCCGTTAAGTAAGTTACAGCAGAGGCACTAGAAAGGGGCTTAATAGCCTCTATAGCGGCATTTGAATGATCTAGGCAGTCTTGTGCAACAACTTCTTTTGTTCCATGATGAATGCCCTCTATCAAATCACCATTGAGGAACAGAGCAAATGGATCTTTTCCAAAATGTTTTATGCCTTTCTCAACTGCATCTTGCCAACATTGCCAAAGCCATTGCTGATGGAGATTTTTTCCTAACCCAATTTTGTTTCCTGTCTTTGTTTCAAATCCATCGGGCCACAAACCAACTGATGATCCGCAATGCAAATCGGAAACAACAATTGCTCCGACAATAGGTTTATTAGTCATTGGATTGGTTTGGGAGACTTTGAGGAGGTCGATCCGAAACCAAGTTCTCTAATAGAGTTGAAGCATCTCGTAAAGAGACTTCTTCATCTCTCATCATTTTTGCAAGAAGATGACATAGCTTTACTCGCTCGGTCAAATGATGGAGATAGCTGATTAGATCAAGCTGTTCATCTTTAAGATTCTGTGCATACCACCCTGCACCAGCAGTCCAGAATTGAGTCTTATGCTCTTCACTTCCCTTGATATATTTATCAAATCCAGCAGAAGTTGCTTTAGACCAAATATCAAAAGCATCTTGTTCTGGAGTCATATCATTTAGCTCTAGGCTTTCGTTTTGTTTTNGNTCTGGGTTTTTGAATAGACCCATAACTAACTCTAGCAGNTCGTAGATTCGCATATGGTTTTGCTGATGTTGTGGTTGCTNTTTTGTTCATAGGCTGTTGAGAAATCGTTGCCATAATCTTATGGGTTTGATACAGCCCGCTACATTGCATATGTGGCAAGGATGTACATGGCAAGCACTTAATTCTCTACCACATTCTGGGCATAACCTATTCAACCAACAGATAAATCCAACGAATATTCTCCAATACCTTTTCATCAGAAAGTGATATGCATCACTTGGCATGAACAATCTGCACCATTCTTATCTGCTTCATCAATATCGGCAAAGATTACAGAGTTGTTAAACTTGTCCATCGTCGTGAGTATCCACTCCATACTCTTGCGATAGTTTTCAAACTCTGGTTGGAACATTCCAGAAATAACGATGTTTTTGTCAGGTATTCTTATCAAATTGGTAGCTCCTGTTGCTTCCATCTCTTTAGGAACAACAATTATATTGGCTAATTTCTCAAGCCGCTTGAAGGATTCTGAATCAATACCAGAGCGGCAAACCAAGAAGTTATCTTTATCAATGACATGGATTACACAATCCAGATGATACAAATCATCACTCACCATCTTCATGGGGATAATCTCTACACCAGCTTTCTTTGAGATCCATTCCTGTGCCTTCCAATCAGAGAATTTTCCGTGACCGCCAAAGTAGATATTGTCTTTCCAATGCTTTGTCTCTGCTTCTCCCTCCCATGAATGTGGAGGTTGGAGAACAGTATATCCCATCTTCTCAAAGAACCTACGACCTGGCTCCTCCTCAATCTGCCTTCCATCAGCACTCATCTTGGCGATGAAGATAAAAGGATCTACAGACAATCCAAGGTTGGCGACAAAATGCTGATCCTGTGCTCCAGGTGTAGGAGGAAGCTCAATTACCTTAACTCCAAGAGCAGTAATTAGTCTCTTGATTCTTGTGTACTGACGCATGGCCCTTTCAGTATCAATCTTCTGTCCCTTCATAAACTTGTTGTTTGGGATAGCCGTCGACAAGTATTTAGGAGGACACATCAAAAAGCTAGGTTTCCGTTTATACTGACCGCCTCCATATGGAGTAGAATCAGAACTTCCTAAGAGTTTAGAAACAGAAGAGTCTACTTTTCCATGTATCACAGAGGGAATTATAGAACCACCTTTGAAGTCTTGGGGAGAAAACCTAGCCATAAGTGTTAAAAGTATGACGCTGTTTAAGAGTTGCGTCAATTCTAACTTGCTGTTATAAAAAACAAAGCTGGTGAGAATGGCGTTCTCAACCAGCTTTTAACCTCAACCATAATGTGTCTATGAATGAAGCTGATGTAAATGTATTCCATTGTGACAATGGATCGCAAGCTCAATGCTTGCACAAAAAATTGTTGATCAAGTTTTGGAAATATTTCCTTGAAGATAAATCTGTCAAAGGGCCAAACAAAATCAAAAGGGAAGCATTGAGGGGCAATTTCAATGGTGGTCTAAAAAGCAAAGAGGAAAGACTAAATGTTTTAATTGACTATGCAAAAATCGTTATTGGATGGAAAACTGATCCATCGAAAAAACGAACACAATTTAATCAGATTAAAAAAACACTTCACAGAGTAGAGTTAAAAATAAACATCAAATGTTTTGTTTGCCTTGAACCAGCACATTGCCGACATCACATAATACAACTCCAAAACGGGGGATTGAACCAGAAGAAAAATGTCGTCAGCCTTTGTAACGGATGCCATGCCGAAATACATCCATGGCTAAAAACTCTAACAAACCCCCCTACCCCCCAGAAAAGATTTGCTAGATAAAAATCACTACCCTCTGCTTTTGCTGAAGGCAGTACATTTTTACCCAACCATCGGGTAAGGAGTTTTGATTCTCCAAAGCCGTTGTTGTTGGGTCATGTGGTACGAATTCACACCCACCCTCACTTGCTGTAACGGACAAGCCCCGCCGAGTGGTGAAGCACTACAGCGGGGCTTTTCTTTTTGTTTTAGGAAAGTGTTACCAGAATGCTTCACCATTCAGATGCGGTGAATATGTTATTGACTAATCCATGCGTCAACAATAAATTTTCTTTGGAGCTTAAGGGATACCGCAGCTCCTATACCCTCGACCGCCTTCTCCCCTTGAGTCGCAGAAACAAGGAGGATCGGCACTTGGGTTTCTTCAAAGGTTCCTCGCCCCTGAAAAATCTCCAATGGGGATTTCCTGCGAGATAGGGGGCGAGGTCATCTACTAATTGTAAATGAATTAGTACTTGATTGTATATATGAACCTAAAATCCATCTTCATCACAACTGCTTCCACCATATCCCCAATCATCTTGATCCTCTACTTCTTTTCCAACTCCATTTTTAGAATACACAAGTTTTTCTTCCCAATCCCTAATCTCTAGGATGTCCAAGGATTCTTGCTCTTCTTCAAAAGTAAATTCCAATCCTGCCTTGCGTAGCATTTCAACGGCATAGGTCAAAGAATCAGCCAAATCGGGTGATTTCTTGATGCGTTGCTTCATATCCAGTTTTTTCTCCACAGCAACTTTTCTGCCCTTGTGGAAATAAAGCCTACTGCAAAGTTCGTTTACCAATGCGGTATGTTTTTCCACATTAATGCCAAGCAAACTTTGCGTTGACATAGCCGTATGCACCTGGAACCAAGACTCCGTAACACGCCGATCATACGCTTCCTTGGCAGTACGCTTATCCAAGCTACTGATTTTCCTCTCCGTAGGCATACCCATAGAGGAAATAGGGTGAATAAACATAGCTTCTGGATGGAATTTGCCCCATTCAATGATTATTGCCCGTAGCATCTTGCCGCCATCACCAGAAATATCCAATCCAAAGTCCCTTGGGTGGACTCCATACTCTACGCAATCCTTTACCAATTGCATTGCAATGGATTCTTCAAAGACATCACCCACAGAGGAGTTATATTCTCTTGTGCCAAGGTAGAATCCAACCCTACGACCAGTATCATTTGGCCCATATCGGCAAAAAGTAGCCGCACATCTATCTCCTCCAGCCGTAAATGCAGGGTCAAATCCACAAACTACCTTTGTTCTGTCACTCCAAGTAGGTTCCCAAGCTATATCACAGGCTTGGATGAACTGTTTTGAGAAGATGGTTAGTTCTACAGAGGAATCGGGCCACCAACCATAGACATTTCGCCAATATTCTAGGGCATTTTTATTGCCATAGCATCGTTTTAGGGTATTTGCTTCGCCTTGGATGGTCAAAAACCTATCAAATGGGGGAACTTCAGCGTTTGGTAGTTTGAAATTAGGACTATCTTCTCCCGAAAGGTGCAAAGCAACCCCTGTTCTAGTAGTCCATTTATGGGTATAGCGGTTTACTGCATCCCATTCCAAGGGATCGTCTGGCTGGCACAACTCTGTATGGGGATTATTGGCAGTATTTGATGGGTTTGCCATACCGCCAAAGATGAAGTCTGGATTAGCTCCAAGGTTGACACGGGTATCAAGGGCATAGAGATCCATTTCAGCCAACTCATCAAGAAATAGACGCATCCTTGCGTTCTTACGTCCTCTTGTATTCTCCACAGACCGCTTTCCTTCTCCTCCACGGGGGAAAGCAAGAGCTTTAATGGCATTTGTATAATCTCGTTCCGTATCTTTGGTGTCAATTGATTCAAAAACAATCATCCTTCGGTACTCAACAAGGTTTCCAATGCTTGTATCTTTACCGTATTTGGCCTGTAAATTCCTCATTGCAATGCGATAAAGCGTACAAACTTTACCCCAAAGTCGGTCTTCTGAAGCGTCCAAAGAAGTACTTGCAACGTAAGTTGAGGTACAATCTGGAGCACAAAGCCAATCAATGACAATACAAGCCGCAACAGAAAAGGTTTTTCCGCTACTTGCACACCCTGCAATACCCCAATCGTTCTCATTGCAGAACAAATCAATGATGTCTAGGGCATAATTATTGGGTATTCCCTGCGAATGGAGCAAAACATCATTGCCGTAGATCAATTGAAAGCAGTTGACCATGTGCTGTGCAGGGTTTAGCAACCCACATTGATCCAATTTGATTCCCATCTTGATTCTTTCACGCCTTCCAAACTCACCACGGGTCAAACGATATGCTGTCAACTCACGAATGAATTGTGGAACAGTCTCAAGGAACGAAAGTCCATATGTTGTATCCTGTGGTGGTTGCAGACTCAATCCGTTGTATTCCATGAACCTTTAGTGTTGACTTATTTTAGAAAATAACACAAGCATTTCAATCACATGAAGCTCAAGAATCCTAATGACGCAATCCCTGGTGGCCTTTGGTATCAATATAGCGACGATAAAGGAAATACCTATCGTGTAAACGGAATGGATCTCACATTTGGAAGGCAATTCATTCAAAAGGTTAAGTCAGACATGACTAATAAGAATGTTGCTATTCCAGAAAATTTAGAATATCTAGTTGAACAACAAATTTGTCAGCGTATTGCTGGTCAGTATTGTTGGCAAGAAGCTGGCGATGCTGTAGCAAACGTAATTCACAAATTTGCTCATCTCGGTGATAAGGTTGCTTCTACATTCGGCATCAATGCCCAATTGGAAACAAGGGCAAAGAATTGTCCATCTTGTCAACGCCGCCGTGAGGCATTAAACAAAGCAATCGGGTAATGGCTAAAACAAAAAAGATCGTAAATCGTGAAGGAGTTTCCTCTTGGGGATTCAACACTATCAATTCTAATGGTGTAGCTCCCACAAGTCGTGTTCAAACGGCTAACGATGCTTTTACAATTTGTTGGAACCTTCGATTGGACAACGCAGGAAGAGAAAGAAAATGGGGAAGAATTTTTAAATGTTATAAAGGCTTCCCTCCAACTGATTATAGCCAAGTAGCTTCTCGTCAACTTTCTGGAATGAGCAATGTGCCATTCCGTCAGATGAAGTTTATCGTTGATAACCAAAAGTCTAGTTTTGTGGACATGGTTATGGAGCGTAATACTGCCGCAACCATCACGACAAAGCTAGGGAATCCAACTGAAAAGAAAGAATGGAGCGATATTATTAGTGTTGGATTTGATCGTATGCTTCGCTCTTGGGCATCATACAATTACAATGTTGAGTTGGATGTTGAAGAAATGACCCTGTATGGAAAGGGCTTTGAAATTGCAGAGGATAGAGATGGATGGCCTACCAAGAGCTTTCACAACTCCAATGTTCTGATTCCAGATAAAACATATGCCGATCTCACGAACTTGGGTGAGATGTGCATCAAGCGTAGCTACACACCCCTTGAGTTCTGGCTCAAGATTACTGGCGGGGAAGAAGATCCAGTAAAGGCAGAGAAACACGCTACTGATATGGGTTGGAACTTCTGGGCTTGCGTGGATGCCCTGCGAATGTTTACCACAAATTATCGCAATACATATACCAATACGGAATGGTTGCGTGACGTTGCCTCTGGCAATATGAATCTTTCTCGTCTCTACACGCTACGCATTGAGTTGTATGAGCTTTATATCATGGAGTTCAATGGAAGCATATCCAAGATGCTCTTGCTCCAAAACTATGGAGGACTTGTTCTTGGTTACAAAGAAAATGGTCGCAAGGATCTTACTGAAGAAGAGTATCGTGACCAGACAGGATTCCTTTATTACAAAAAAGATTGGGTAGAAAAGGATGAGGATGGTTGGGAAGACATCATTGCCCCTATGACAGACTCTACTGGATCTGGCATCTGGCATGAGATCCAAGGACTTGCTGAATCTGTTTTCATCCAATGNCGAGCCTATGACATTCATATGAATAGGTTCATGGATGCNGTAGATTGGAATACACGCCTTATGTTTAAGGGTGGTTCTGCTGAATCTACCAAGAAGCTGAAACAAATGGAGTGGATGCCTTGGATGGTTCTCCCTCAAGATGTTGAGCCTCATCAAGTATCGGTCAATATTCCCTTCCAAGAAGTCCTTGCTGGAATCCAGTTTTATCAAGCTGATATGTATCGTGGAATCGGTGCATACAATATTGGCAATTACCAAAAGAGCGGAAAAGCTCGCACCAAAGCAGAGAGCCAGATGGATGCCGCTGAATCGGCAAAGCTCCAGGGAACTCAAATCCGTAGGTTTAACGATAATCAAACCCGCTGGCTTAAAATGCTATTCAAACGCATGAGCCGAACCACAAAAGGTGGCTACGGATACAAACTCAAAGAGAAGTTTGTTGATTTCATGGAAGAAAATGGTGTTCCCAAAGAAGCATATAAATGGGAAAACATTGAAAACCTTGAGAGCAATATGCTTTCTGGATCTGGAAGCCCAAGCTACAAACTGATGGCGGCTCAACAGACTGTTTCTCTTACAGGCATGACTCCTATGAACGAGGGTCAAGCCAATGCAATCTCTGATGCTATTGCCGCCCTTAATGGTCGCCAGAATGTCAATCGTTATATTCGTCAGTCCAAGGTTGAAATCCCAGATGAACAGGGAATTATTGCGATGGAGAATATTGGAATGACTGATCCAAAGGGCAATGTTGCAAACTTCCGTGTGTATCCCGATCAGAACCATGTTGAGCATTTCAAGGGTCATATTCAAGATGCCGCCGCATCCATGCAGGAAGCTCAACAGGCTCTTCAATCTGCTGGAGTTAATCCTCAAGCACCCACCCGTGGACAAGAAGCACAGCAAGTCTCTGAAGAAGCCGTGGAGCTTATCAAAGACATCTATGCCTGTTTGATTCGCTTCAAGGGGCCACACCTTACTGCACATCTTGGATTTATCCAAAAAGATCCAACCAAGAAAGAACTCGCAAAGCAGTTTGGTCAACAGATGCAACAGCTTCAGCGTGGAACCGATGAGCTTGGTAGCCAGCTTGCACAGCTTGAGAAAGCGAAACAGCAACAGCAAGGACAGGGAGGAAATCAAGATCCTCATACCATCAAGCTACAAGCCTTGGTTGCCAAGGAAGCCATTGAGACTGATAGCCTCAAGAAGAAGGAAGACATCAAACTTGCGGCAATGGCACAGAAAGCACAGCTTCACAATGCCAATGCAATGGAAAGGGTTGCAACCGATCTTGCGACCAAGAGAGCAAAGGCCTCAAATGACATTCAAATTCATCGTGCAAAAGCCGCCCATAACTTGCAAGCTATGCAGGATCAACATGAACAAGAGTTGGATCAAACCCAACAAATGAACGCTCAAGACATGATGGCTCAACAACAAGCTATCCAAGGTCAAGAGGCAGTAACGCAAAGCAACCCGCAACTTGGACAAGAAAATGGGTGAGTTTAAGCCAGGCGATTGGAACCAATCAAAAACAAAAAGATTTTGGAAATATCATAAACCTTCATTAAATGGAGAATGGTGGCTTTCTCCAGAAAAGTTTGAAGAGTATAGAATTAAAAGCAAAATTGATAATGCACAAAGAAGAAATAAAAATCCAGAAGCATGTCGAATTGCTGTTAAAAATTGGAAAAGTAATAATTTAGAAAAAGCTAAAAATATCTGGAAAAATTGGGCAAACAAAAATCCAGAAAAGATATTTAATTATAAATCAATAAGACGGCAAAGGGAAAACTCTAAAACATTGAGTGAAATTGAAATCCTTATTGTTAAAACAATTATAAATTGTAGAAAAAGGATTTCTAAATGTACTGGTATAAAATTTCATGTTGATCATATTGTTCCGCTTTCAAGGGGTGGAAAACATGAACCTTGCAATTTGCAAATACTTCCAGCAATAATAAACCAAAGAAAACACGCTAAATTACAAGCAACCACATAATTTATGGATAAAAATGTAGTAAACCTAGCCGCCGCCATTATCAATGATCGTCGTTATAGCGAACTAAAGAATGGATTGTATGAGGAGCTAGTAAACAAAGATCANGCAACTGTTGTTGCAGTATTCCGAGCATTGCAAGAATGGGCAACTGATGCNGAAGACAATACTTTCTCTGCATNTGATAAACCAAAACTAACTACAGTTAAAGTAAGCACACATGATCTGGATTTTGATCCCGATCTTGACGAATCTTTGACTGATGAAGANCTTTCTCTCCGNAAATAAGTAACCACACAAACCAAAAACAACCATGTCTGAAACCNCCGTTGCCGAACCCGTAGCAAAACCAGCACCCCAATTTGATGCATCTGCTGATAANGCCGCAAGAGATGCCGCCGTTAAACAGGCAGATACTTTCTTTAGGGAAAACATCAAAGATGCTCCCAAGGGCAATCCTTCCGATCTTTTTAAGAAGATGGCAGAGAAGTTGAATCAAGATTCTACGCAATTTCAAGAAAAGGTTGATGAAGAAAAGCAAATCAAGCGTGATTCAGAAGAGAATAGAACGGAGCCAGAAGTTAAAGCCTCATCTGTAGATGATGAAAAGAAGCCTGGGTTTATCAAATCCCTCAAGCAAACCAATGAACAGCTTGCTAAAGAGGCCGCTGAACTTAAAGCCAAGGTTGCTGAATACGACCAAGCAAAACAAGAAATTGAAGAACTTCGCTCCAAAATCAATGATAGCGAAAGCAAGAAAGAAGTCGAAAAGCTCCGCAAGGAACTTGAGCAAGCAATAAAAGAACGCCAAGAGCGTGAAGAAACATTGACTTCTGATCTGGAAAACCTTCGCCAAGCTAATGCCCTGCTTAATCTTCCCGCTGATCCAAACTTTAAGCGTGATTATGATGCTCCTATTCTTTCTGGATACAATCAAGTTAAAATGATTGTTGGGGGAGATCAGACAAGTCTCACAGAGTTTGCCAAAGCAGTCTCCGCTTATGAGCAATCGCTTACTTCACAAGATCAAAATGAGAGAATGCGTCAAAGCGAGATTTCCAAACAGACTCTTAATGCCATCTANGAGAATCTTTCTCCTATGGAACAGGCTAAATTCCAGAGTACNGCTTATGATGTTCTTGCTAAAATTGAAGCTAGGAATGAAGCATTGATCAATTGGCAAGTTACCAANGCACAGATTGATGAAGAAAACAATCGNCGTGTNTCAATGACCAAATCTCAAGTTGGAAAGCGTTGGCAAGAGGCATTGGCACANGCTAAACAGCAAGTAGAGATTTCTTATCCAGAAGAGATNGCCAANATCCTTGCCTCACATCAGTACGATGATGACACAACTGAAGATGAGTTGATTGCTGAAGCCGCATTGCGGGAGAACAGCAACTATGCTCCAGAACAAATTACCCGTGTTCTCCAACAGGGAGCAAAGTTTAAGAAAGCCAAAGCCTATAGTTTTGCTCTTGAAAAAGAGAATGCAGAACTTAAAGAAACCATTAAGAAAATGCGTGGTTCTTCTACAGGTGATGGAACTATTGGATCTTCTAGTGCTGGAAAAGCAAATGATGCAGAGGAAAAAACTCCTGCGGCATTATTTGCTAAATTTCGCAATAGATAACATTTATATTGACGAGCTATTAGAAAACCACTAATAGCTTGTTTTGACATTATAAAACTGGATTGGTTTGCTTTGATTAGCCAACTGTTCTCGGTGGAAGCAACGAGTGGGATAGCGACCCACATTAAATAATAAGCGGGTTGCCAAGCTGGAGAATAGTGGGGTGATCAAACAGACCCGCGATGGTTGCCAGATCGCAAACCTAAAACACAATAACCGTGTTCCAAGGGGAGCGATCCTTTTGGGATACACAATCAAACCCAAAACTTAAAATATTATGGCACAGAATGGAGTAACCTTCTCTAGCTGTCAGGATGTGGATACCCTGTTTAGGGAAGCCCGCACCTACTACAACCCGTTTTTTATCAAAAAGATGGCGATCAACAGTATTTACTATGGTCGTCTTGAAACCGAGACTTGGCCTCTGAATACCCTTCCGACCCAGAAAGCATTCCGCTTCGGTCGTGGATGGTACAATCCAGATCAGCCTTGGCAGGAAGTTCAGAGTGGACGTTGCATCCAGAATGCAGATGACGTTCAGTTTGAGTTCATTGCTCATCCTGGTACGGAATCTTACAGCTTCAGCCTTTTCACCAAGGCAATGCGTACCGATTGGTATCAGCTTACTGATTTCATGTATCGTCTCTTCCCTCAAGAGGAGATGGATCACATCATGGCTACCAACGTCAACATCACCAAGAACGTCCATGAGGAGTTCGCCCGTTCCAACTGGATCGGTGGTGCTGGACACAAGTGGGTTCCGATCAGCAATGGTCAGTCGCTTGTTTCTTGCGTTACTCCAGATGATCAGATGTTCATCGTTCAGCCTTTCGAGGGTACGAACGAGGGTTCCTTCAACATGGGCTATGTCTATGTGAAGCTCCCTGCAAGCCAGCTTAACAACATCGGTCTTCTTTCTCTGGATACCCTTGATGACATCCTCATCAACCTTCAGCGTGAAGATGATGCTTATCGTCTCGACGTGAGTGAGGCCGCTGGTCGCCCTCTTCTTGAGATTATCGTTCCCGATGCCCGTGTACTTCGTCAGCTCTGGCAGTATGCCAAGCAGTCTGGTGGATGGTGGGAGAGCGTTAGTGATTTTGATGACAAACAGCTTCAGTACTCTCTTGGTATTGATCGTGTTATCGGAAACTATGCTTTCTGCAACGACATCAATGGCGTTCGTCTGAATGTGGATTGGGTTTACAATGCATCCCTTCCTACTTTCAATGTCAACGATCCTACGACTTGGCCTCGTCTGGTGCGTGTTCTTCCTTATGTTCCTGTGACCACTGAGCTTGGTTGCAAGTACGTTCAGAACCCTGCCTTCAACTACGCCGACTTCGGCATCACCAACCCTTGGGTCAACAAGGCTATGATCAAGTGGATCAGCCCTTCCCAGAGTGGTATCGGTGAGGCTCAAGGCATGACCCAGAACTACGCTGGTGATTGGGAGTGGAAGAATCCAGATTGGGAGTGCAACATCAAGCGAGATCAAGGTTTCTTCTGGAACCAGTTCCGTATGGGTATGCAGTTCCAAGATCCTACGCTCATGCATTCGATCCTTCACAGGTTGAACAATGCACAGCTTGTGATCCCTGCGGCTTGCAATCTCACCCCAAATTACACCCCGCAATACACCCCCGACTGCTATGTCTGCTCGGATGTGATTACGGAGCCTATCTAAAATTAAGGGAAACATCCTATGTCACTTAATCCTTCGATCTACGCACCATCGGATGTCTTGAACGCCCCTGCCCTGCTTTATGCGGGGCAAGGGCAACCCTTGACTCCTGTTTTTGCAACAGTCACTAGCGGAGCAAGCGTAACTATTCCTACAAGTGCAATCACTTGGTCGATTAGTACGAGTGCATCTGGAAGTGCTACTGTTACTGTGAATGGAGCAAATACCACAATTCTTGCTGGTATGTCTCTTTCTGGTAGCGGAACACTTTATTATCCAATCACGGTTACGGCTTCTTCGGATACCGTTGTGGTTGCCTACACTCTTGACAATGTTGTTTACAACACCCCTGGCTATTATTAATCTTTAACTAATCAAACTAAATATGTCTGCTACTACTACACCTCCTGTCCCTAACAATCTTACACAGGTTCGTTTCGGCCCTGTTCCTGTTGACTTTACTGTTGCTGGAGCTACTACCATTGGTCAACTTGAATACGATGAGAATGTCTTTATTCCGACTTCCTCTTTCGTGGTTTACAAGAACGCCCTTGGAACTAATGGAACTGCCGCTGTTGTGGCGATTGATGATGGAACTACTGGTGAAAACATTGCTACTGCAACTCTGCCCCTTACACCTGTGCAGACGACTGCGGCTGGCAATCTTTCCCAGACCATCTTCACTCCTACAACGAATGGTTATGTTCTTGGTGGGATTCCAGTTGGAACCAATGGTTCTAATGGAGCCGCATCAACACAAGCACTTCGTGTAAATGTTACGACTGCCGCAGTCCCTGCACTTGCTACCACTAATCGTGCTACCACGAACAACATCAGCACTCTTACTGTGTCGAGCGTTCCTTCTTGGTTGGTTGCTGGTGCAAAGGTTAAGGTTCTTTCTGTTGGCAATGCCGCTTATAACGGACTTGTTACAGTTCTTTCCACGACCGCTACGACCTTCTCGTATGCTAACCCATCTCTCACTACAGAGGCTTCCACGGCTGATACCGCTGGACGCATTGGTGCGATTTATGGCGATGTGTATGTTGTTGGTCTTCTTCAGTAATTAAATTATGGGGCGAGGGTTCAATCCCCTTGCCCCATATCTATTGGGCTTCTACAATTNATAACAATGAGTATTTACGATAACTCTACTGCTGGTTTGGGTGGATGGAACACGACAAATGAATCCGANCAACTTTGGAACATTTGGAATGCTACCGCTGGCTTCAATCTTCCTACCTATACGGAAGTCCAATTTTCTAACTATAATGGTGGTACACCACCGCAACCTGGGCTAATCACTTGCCTAAATCAAGGTGTTGTTGTGGCGACGATTACTATCACATTTGATGGTAGCAACAACATTACAGACATTAGGCGTACTAGCTAATCTGCTATGGCTCTTACAGACGGCAATATAGCCTACTGGAATCTTGATGATAATGGTTCTGGTGGAGTAAGTCTTCTTGATTCTACTTACGGAGCAAATACTCTTACAAATAGTGGGGGAGTAACTTTAGGTACTGGAATTGTAGGAGGTGATGCCGTTTTTTCTGGCGGTCAATCTCTTGGAACTGCTAACACTTTAATTCCACCTCCATCTGGAGCTTTTTCAGTATCACTTTGGACAAATAGTGATGCTAATTCTGGAACATTAGTTTCTTCTGCAACATCTGGTGCAAATAGTCTTTTGATCCAAAATTATGGATCATTGACTTATGTCCAAGTTCAAAACAATGGTTCATTGATTGCTCAATTTAATGCATCAACTATTGCAAATACTTGGACACATTATGCCTTTACTTATGATTCTTCTGGTAATGGAGTTTGGTATCAAAATGGAACTCCTGTAGATTCAAAAAATGCCGCTGGAATAGGAACTGATCCTGCTGGTGGTTTTGTAATGGGAGGAAGATGGGATGGTTATACTTTAGTTGGTCAATTGGATGAGATTGGAATTTGGAATCGTGCTTTAACACAAGCTGAAGTAACTACGCTATACACCAATCCTTCGGCATTAAACCCATATCCTCCTGCATCTCTTTATTACAACAATGCTCAAAGTGATGGAGATTGGGGAAATCTTCTAAATTGGTGGCAAGATTCTGGATTTACTGTCCAAGCAACTTCAGTTCCTACTGGTTCAACTCCAGTTAATCTTTACAATCAAGTTACTCAAAACACACAAGGAGCTAATCAATGCTTCTGTGCTGATGCTAATTTTTGGTCTGCTGACTTTGGTGCAGGACTAACACTTCAATCAACTGGTATAGTAAATATGCAGGGTTCTTCGGCAATGGCAGGATCTACTACCGATAGTGTTTCAATGCACGATTCTTCACAGCTTACTTCAACTTCGGTTGTTGACGGCAATGCTACTTTGCGGGATAGCTCTAGGGCATTTGGATCTATTCTTGGTAATGCCTATGTGTATTACGACCAAGGAAACGGACAATTCCCAATTGGTGGAACTGTTGCTGGGAGCGTAACTTATCTTGATTGGCCTGCTGTAACGCCTCAATGGTATAATGATACTATTTCTCTTGGCGGTGCTGGTGATGGCGAGTGGAATAATCCATTAAATTGGTGGACTAGCAATGCCTATACAACTCGTCCAATTAATGCTGTAGGAACTCAACAGCTTCCAGATGCATCTACGGATGTATTTATAGGTGATAATATAAATCTCAACTTTAATACAGGCACAAGCATTACTGTTAATACAATTACTGGAAGTAGTTCTGGGCTTGGATATAATACTGGCAATTTAACATTAACAGTAACGAACGGAGTATTTTTATCTAATTACTCTACTATGGCAAGAGTAACACTTTATGGAAATGTAACTTTTGATACTGGAGCATTTGTTTTTGAATCAGTTATCAATGGAACTGCCACATATAAATCAGCGGCATCTTTGCAATATTCATGGCAGGGATCAGCTAACTCTTTGGGAAACCTTAATGAAGGTGCATCATATGGTTCTACTGGATTTGTTGTAAATATCTCTGGTGGAGGGGGCGGTGGTGGAACCGCCCTTGGAACTAACTGGATTTCCCGATTGCTTCATCTCCCTTGGTTTATTAATGTCTAATTATGATTACTCTAACTTCTCCAATTACTATCTCTCCTGCACCTGTGCATGGAAAGCCGCTGAAGCCTACTACGCTAACTTCAATTGATTACAGCGTAAGTTATGACAATTCACAGCAACAGGCAGTTGCTCAACTCAAGGGAGTAAATGTTGGCATTACGCTTTGGAGCCAGCATACAACTCCTCCTTATTCTTCCATCGGTCAATTTACTGATGCTGATACGGACGCTCGCTTGAGTGAATTACTTAATGTGAAAAGTGGTAATGATTCAATTCAAGCCGCAATTCTCGCTTTGTTCCCACAACCTTATAAACAAAAATAGCCATGCACCACATTGATACTGCCGCAACAGGTGCAATTGGAATGACGGCTCCTATTGCCGCCGCCGCTATTAGTTTTGATCCGACTCTTGATCTTGAGCTTCGGATTATCAGCATGGCAATCGGTATCTTTGTTGGTCTTGCTTCATTTGCGAAACTTGCTTACGACCTTTACGCTGATCACAAGAACAGGAAAAAATGAAGAAACTTCTTATTGGATGTGCATCTATTATTCTTATTGGATGTAGTCATCCCGCTTCAAATATATCAGTTTCGTCTGCTGAAGATAACATTTCTGCTATCCAAGGCAATCTTTCTGCCGTGGATGGGAAAGCAGTAATAGTTGAACAATGGTTAAAAACTCACAAATGAAAAAACTAGCATTGGCAATTATACTTTGTGGCATACCTTCAATTTATGCATCAACTATAACTAAAGTTGACATTATTGCTACAGTTGAACATCAGCGTAGACTTGTTCACGAGGCACAAGCAGATGCGGCTACAGCAAAAGCAGAGCTAGGGGTTGTTCAAGAAGCAATTAATGAGCAAACGGCAAAACTGCATGAAACAGAAACGCAACTTTCTGTAACCAAAAAAGAACTTTCTGATGAAAAAAACCATTTTAATAAATTGCTTTTGCTATGCTCTTCTCTCGTTGGGCTTATTGTCTTTGCTGGAATCCAAAGGTTTTCTTCTGTTCTGCTCTCATTTTATCCTCCTGCATTAGCCGCTGATTGGTTTATTTCGATTGGTTCTGGTGCTGTAGCTGGAATTGTAGCATGGCAGTTTCTCGCTCATCTTTAATTAAGGAAAAACTGGCACAGCCAGCATCCAAAAGCAAAAAAGCTCTATATGCTGGAATTGCTGGAGTAGGTGTAGTCATTGTTTTTGCATCTACTGTTTTCCTTATTCATGATCATGCCGAAGCATCCAAAGAAATAGTTGAGGTTTCCAATACTGCAATCATGGCATTCATGGCATTAGCGATGACTCTTATCACAGGACAAGCGTGTTTTGATTGGAAAGCTGTATCAGCATTGCAGAACATATCTGAGGACGAACACATTGATTCCAATGCTGAAGCTCCAGAAGAAGAGGTAAATAACTTTAGAACGCCAAAAGCTAGATATTACGATGACGGCTCGATTTAAGAACGTAATCATACCTTGGTTATTTCGTTGGGAAGGAACGACCTATGAAAATGATCCTGACGATAGTGGAGGAGCTACTAAATACGGAATTGATCAAAGATCACATCCTAGCGTTGATATTAAGAATCTTACTACTGAAGAAGCCACGGATATATATTGGAATGAATGGGTCAAGGATGGATGTGAACATCTTCCTGTACCTTTAGATTGGTTATTTTTCGATGCGTGTGTAAATTGTGGTATTGGAAGAGCGCAACAATTCCTTAATGCATCAGCTAGAAATCCCAAAAAGTTCCAACAAGAACGCATTGATTTCTACAATAGATTAGCTGATCAAAAGCCAAGACTAGCCAAGTTTAGAAAAGGTTGGATTTCTAGGGTTATCGACTTGTCTAAAGTTGCTGGAGTAGTATAGTCTTACGCCGATGCAATATCCACAAAATCAATCTTGCTGTGGTTCTAATCCAGTTGTGAATGGCTGGAGCTATTGTGGGTGCGGAAATCAATACCCCGTAGTACCTGGAACCAACCCCGCTCTCCAAACATGGAATGGGCAAACTTTTGTGGTTGCTGATGGATCTGCACAGAATCCCATTAATCTTCCTTTTCTCCAAGTAAACCAAGGAACTCCAAGCTACTTGCTTGGAACAAATGCAACTGGATTATGGAGCTATTACCCTCCATCTACCCAACAGATTGCTAATGCAACGAATATCAATGGTGGTGCGGCTGGCCAGATTGTTTATCAAACAGGATTAAACACAACAGGATTTACTGCCGCTGGAGCAACGGGTCAATTGTTGCAAAGTAATGGAACAAGTTCTCCAAGTTGGCTTGCTCCTTCTAATCTTTTTGTTACTGCTACTGGTTCAAATACACCAAGAACGCTTGCAAATCGTTTTGCTGATGTTGTTAACGTAAAAGACTTTGGGGCTACTGGTGATGGAACTACAGACGATACTGCCGCTATTCAAGCCGCCGTTGCTTATGCAGTTTCGATTGGTGCTACTACGGTTTATTTCCCTAACGGTAATTACAATTATACTTATTTCCAATTACCAGATGGGATAGGATTTAAGTTTGAAAGTTCAACTGTTGCTGGAAATAAAATCTCTCCTCAACTTAATTCTACAAGTTTTTGTGTAGATCCTTTTGTTTATCAGGCTCCAGCCAACCATCAAAATCAACAATATTTTTGCACCTCTGATATAATTGGAACATCTGGAAGTGGGTTAAATGGCCCATCAAGTGCTAAATTTGGAAAATTTATACAGATATACAAAGATAATTGGACTTCTGCAACACAAGCAAATGTTGGAGAAATTGATGCAATGTATCTTTCTGTTTATCAAGGAACAAATCAAGCAACATCAAGATCGGATGCCACTGCAATACTCTCAAATGTTACACAATTGGCAGGAACAGGATTTAGTGCCTTTTGTGAAATTCAAAATGGAGTAGTAGATCCAACTACTTTTCAATATCAAAAGTTTATTGATGTTACAATAGCACCAATTAACGAATATATTGATTCACAAACTTTATCAAAATATGCTGATGGAATTACAATTAATGCAGTTAAAGGTTCTTTAGATAATGGTGTTCTTGTTTACGATAATGGAACAACAGGAACATGGGCTAATTTTATAACTAGCCAAAAACAATTATCTCAAATTTCTTTTATCCATGATAATTCAACTGGAAATTTGAAATTATCAAATGGAAATACTTCTACTAATTCTATTTTTGCAGTTATACCTCAATCTAGATATATCTATTACACTTCTAATTCATTAACTATTAATAGTAATTACTTGGATCAAACAATTGCAATAAATCCATCATCTACTTGTACAGTAACATTGCCATATTATGATACTGATGGCATTACACCATTGGTGTCTGGGTTTTCTTTTAAGGTTATCCAATTTGGAGGAAATAAAACAACCTTCCAAGCCGCATCACCATCAGTTTTGAGAAATGTTAATAGCCAATATTCTACTGGTGGTGGTTATGCTGTTGTTACATTGCAACTTATATCTAATGTTTGGGTTTTGAGCGGAAGCACAGGAACATAATTTATGGAAGACGAAATAATTACTCCCGAGAACAATCCACCTCCTGTACCAACAATACAGAGATATAGCATATTGGCTAAAATGCCATTGAATATTCCTCAAAACCCAAATGATACTGAACCAACTTTGACTTCAGCTACATCTTAACATGCCCTGTCCTCCTCAAGTACCTATTAGTGTTATTCCTCCTGTAAGCCAAGGCGTAGGGCCATTGGTATGGGCAAATGGGAATCAAGTGGCAAGGTTAAACCCTCCATTGAATCCAGCATTTGTTATTTACGATGGAAGCGTAACAAGATTTGGAGATGGAAGCATACAGGCTCCAATTCTATTGCCTAATCTTCAACAGGTAGCCGCCCAAGATATTAACTTTTATGTTGGTTTGACAACTACTGGTCAATTGGGTGCATTTGCTAGTGTAACTTCAGATCCAAACCAAGCATTGGTAACTGCTACTGGATCAAATACACCAAGGACATTGGCAAATAGATTTGCAGACACAATTAATGCACTTGATTATGGTGCAGATCCTACTGGAACAAATGATTCTACTACAGCATTACAAGCGGCAATTAACGCCGCCACAAACAAGAGTCTGTATATTCCTGCTGGAACATACTCTGTTACTTATTTAAGTGGTATAAGCAATATTAACATATATGGAGATGGGATTAATAAAACCATCCTAAAAAGAATTTCATCTCAAACAAACAACAATAGCATTTTACAATTTACATCTAACAATAACTTTATTGTTAAAGGCATTACCTTTGATGGGAATAAAGCAAATCAAACATACGGATCTAATAACTTTACTGTTTATCAATGCTACCAATGGATCGTAGAGGAATGCTCATTTATTAATGCAAAATCTGTTAGTGGATACGGTGCTGGTTTTGTTGATAGTATGGGTCTTGGCAAAACAACAAAGACCCCATCAATATTTAATAATAACATATGCCAAAATAATGATGGTTCTGGATTTTATCTTAATGAAGATTGGTATATAACATTAGATGGAAACTCTTTTATTTCTAATGGTGTAAATGGCGTATCCGTAGCTAATTATGTATTCCCTCCGATTGCAAATGTTTCAAATTCTTTAATTATTACCAATAATAAAGCAATTTACAATTCTGGTATTGGAATTGGAGTTTATGGTTATTATACAGGAGGAACACCATCAAATCCTTATTATGGCCCAACCGTTCCTCAATCAGATGATGTTGTAATAGCAAACAACCTTTGTGGAAACAACGGGTCTTATGGCTTAATGTTCCAAGGATCTAATGGTTCAGTTAATGGAAATGTATGTTATAAAAATGGTTATTCAACATCATATGCTGGAGGAATTTTGTTTAATTGTGCAAATTCTGTTTGTAGTGGTAATTCTACAAGAGATAACCAAGTATACGGAATTGATGCTGGTGGATGTTTTAATAGCGTTATTTCTAATAACCAATGCCAATGGGAAGGAGCTACAGCAAATGCATCGGCAACTTTTATAAATATTGGTGCATCTGTTTCATGTTCATGCATTGGAAATAACATCCAAATGGCTGGATCTACACAATGTTATGGAATCGGATTTGCTGGCGTTGATGGAGCAAGCTCAACATCTCCATTTCCAACCATTGGATCATATGCAACAATTTCTAATAATAGCATTTATCTAAATAGTAATGCAAATAGTGTTGGAATACTTATTTCAAGAGTTCCTATTAATGCATTAATTTCCGATAATTATATTCAAGGTGCTTCTGCTGTAAATAACGGGATTATTTCTTATGCAAGTTCTCAAATTAAAGGAAATTATGTTTTAGCGGCTGATACATATAATGCATTTATTCCAACATTTACTGCCGCAAGTACGCTAGTGATTCCAGACTATGTTGAAACATTTTACATTACTGGAACAACGACAATAAATAACATAAGAACATATAGCCAAGATGTTTTTTATCAAAAAGTTAGTGATGTCCAAGTAACTAATGGTGGATCTGGATATACTCCTAACTCTAGTGTGCCTGTTATCTTCTCTGGAGGTGGAGGTGCAGGAGCCGCCGCTACCGCCGCTGTAGATAACCAAGGACAAATAATTGGAGTTACGATGACTAATTATGGATCTGGATATACTTCTCCTCCTTCTGTTGATTTTTCTTCTGGATCTGGAGTGGGGGCCGCTGGAACAGCAATCGTTGGAGTAAACAATTCTGAAGGTAGAATCTTGAATATTCTTTTCCAATCAACTTGTGCCATCCAAAATGGTGGCAATATTTATCTTGTAGCAAATGTTACAGCAAATAATCGTACTACCCTTGCTCTTTGTGGAGCATATGGAAACTGGTATAGAATTGCTACTTCAGTAAATGCTTAAGTAATTAATCGTTCCTAATTGACTTCAGATTCAAATTCAACTACAACAAACTAATCTATGTCTTGCGGATGTAACAATAATTATGGCGGGTGCGGGTGCGGAAACTACAATACTGTTCAGTACGCTCCCCCTGCTTGCAATCCTAACTTTCCTACAGCTTGTTATCCTCTTGGAACGGGTGTAATCCAACGTGTAGTTGGCGAGGATTCATCTTACTGCAAATATACTGTCCCTCCTCTTGCTTCCAATAGCATCCTTTTTTACAACGCATCTACTGCCTTGGTAAATTGGGCTGATGCTTCTGTTTCTAATCCTATCTTCCTTGGCAATGGTTCTACTCAAGCGACCGCAAATTCTGGAAAGCTCCAAGCTACTACTCCTACTGGTCAACTTGTAGCATTAACTCCTGGCACATCTGCTGAAACCCAATTTCCTATTGTTTCCCCAAGTGGAACAACTACGACTTGGGGAACCATTGAAAATCTTATTCCAAACCAAGGAATTGTTTATAAAAACTCATCCAATGTAGTTGCTCAAGCTCCTCTTGGAACTTCTGGTCAAGTTCTAACAATTAACTCAAGTGGTGTTCCTGCATTTACTACGCTTACTACAACGAATCCAGCATTTATTGATGCTCGTTCAGTAAATATTTCTTACGCAAGCCCATCAACTCTCAATGTTGCTTTTGGAAATTTGGTAGTCCAAAATCAATCTGGATCTTATATTGCTGTTAATAATTCTTCTACATATACTCTTAATACAGCAGTAAGTGGAATTGCAAATAGCCTTGATGTTTCTGGCGGTTTGAGTGCATCGACATATTATTATATTTTTGCAATTTACAATCCAACTACATCAACAGTAGCTACACTTGCCTCTGCAAGTCCAACTTCTCCAACTCTTCCTACTGGTGCTGGATATACTTATTACAGGTTGATTGGATTGCTCCGCAGTAATGCGTCTTCCCAAATTGATCCTTATTACAACCAAAATGGAAGGGCTGTAAATCTTGGTCAGACTGCCAATGTTGTTGTCTCAACACAATCAACGCAAGCTACAAATAAGTATTGGTCTGGATCTGTTTCATATGCTCCATATCAGTATGTTGATAAGGCTTTCTTTAGGTTTAGCCTTGTTGGAACATCTACAACACAAACAGCAAATGTAATTATTTCTAATACAACTGCTGGAACAACTGGAGGAACACAACCTCCATTGGCAACTACGTCAGAGATATACGGAGCATTCATTGTTGCCCCCGCTTATGGCACAACAACAAATGCAGTTTATGGCTCCACAACTTGCGTGGTTCCCAATGGCTCAAATAGCTATTTTAACATTTATACTACGTCTGTTCTTGGAACTGGTGATTCGTTTGCACTTCAAATCTCTGGTTACGAGTTGAGCTTCCTGTAATATGTCACAGGACGGGCGTGTTTACGATGGATCTACTGAAACGATTGCTATGGATGCAGAGACGCATCCAAGTAATCTTCCAGCAACATATGTTGCATCTTGCGTAAATCGTTCTTTTCGCCAATCAATAAATGGCACAAGACCACCATTTACAGAAATTGCAATATCGCCAGCATTTGGACAAGATCCATCCATTTTGAATGATTTCCAAACTGGAAACTTTCAAGGTGCTTGGCCTTATAAAGCAATCAAAACAGGTTCATCAGATGGTTTTGTAATATCAATTGCTGGAACTATTTATTTTCTTTCGATTGTTAATAATATAGGAACTTTGTACAAATTAATTAGCGGAAATGATCCCACCATGATGCATACATGGTTTGTTCAAGCAGAAGATTGGATATACATTCAAAATGGCTATCAAGATCCAATTGCATGGAATGGCGACATTTCTGGATCACCTACAAATCTGCAAGCTAAAGGAAATGGAACTAATAGTATTGTATTAACATGGACTGATAATGCTCCTGGTGCTGTTAATAACGAAATCCAGATTCAATATAATGGTAGTGTTTTTGAGACAATTACAACGATTCCATATACAAATACATCATATACATTTACTACTTCATCTGCATCTACCTCTTATTCTTTCCAATTAAGAAGTGTATATCCAGATGGTTCATCAACTCCTTGGTCAAATATTGCTACTACTACTGTTTCAAATACNACCATCACAAAGGCTCAACCAAATACGATATTTAGATTAAATCCAGTAAAGCAACAGATGCCTATTGGTACGATCATGGCATATGCCTATGGGCGAGTTGCAGTAAGTGATGCGAATAACAACATCTATGTTTCTGACATCATTTATGGAAATGGTTTTACTAATACGGCGAATACGCAAAACTTTACTGAACAGACTTATTGGAATGAGGGAGGATCATTTACTCCTCCTGCAAATCTTGGTTTGATTACTGGCATGAGGGTGATGCCTTCCCTCAATATTAATGTTCGTGGTCAAGGTGAACTTGTGGTATTTTGTGAGAATGGATCTTTTACATTGGATCTGTCCCAAGACAGAGCCACTTGGCAAGCGAGCAACATTCAGAAAGTTTCACTTATCGGGCGTGGATGCCGTTCTCCTTGGAGCATTTGTGGTGTCAACAACGATGTGTATTTTCGCTCTGATGATGGATGGGCGTTCTACAACAACGCACAAGTAGATTTCTATTCTGCATTATCTTTCCGAAAGATCAGTCGAGAAGTTCAGCCTTGGGTCAATTACGATACTCCTTGGTTAAGGCAATTTGAGAGTGCAATGTTTTTTGACAATCGCATTATCGCTACTGTTTCCCCATTTACAGTTGCTAATGCTAATCCCAATTATGGTCTTCATCGTCCTAGCAGGGCAATGATTGTGTTGGATGTGGAGCAAGAAAGCCGTATTGATCCAAGTGCATCTATGCCTTCTCGCTGGAATGGATTGTGGGAAGGGCCACAACCTACGCAATTACTGACAGCACAAATCAATGGCGTTCAGCGTGGGTTTGCTTTCTCGTTTGATGCTGATGGCGTAAATCGTCTATATGAGCTTCAGAATAGTAGCGTTTTGGCTACAGGAGTTGATGATTACTCGCAAGTGTATGGAAGTGTACCTATTAAATCATATTTCATTACCAAGAGATTTGATTTTGTTCCTAACCCTGGGGCCAGCCG